TTACAGAGGATGCAGCAGCGGGCGTAGGTGGATTTACCGATACAGAGGGCCGACAGGTGACGGGGCAGCCGCAGATACTCGTAAGACCGACCCAGGCAGTAGTGGTGGGGAGGCAGAATAAAACTATTTCCGACGGATACAACCATTCGCCCCACGTCTTCAAACGACTCTTCCAACCAAACCTTTTCTAACACCTTGTCTTGGTAGCCGGGCTGATTGAACAACTTCGGGTCGATTACCACGTATTTTTGCCGGCGGAACATGAGGATTTCCGGCGCGAGTCTCAGGTCGTATCCGGCCGTGCAAAGGCCGTAGCTGATCTGCCCCGGCCGGCACTCGTCATAGTCGGCGAACGGTTCGATCATGGGTTGCCAGTTCTCGCCTACGTATCCTTCGGGCTTTTTACAGAGGTTACGAATCTGCCAGTCTACCAGTAAGCTCATGTCGTCTCCTAGGTTACGCGCTTATAGGTGCCGCCCTGTACCCACTGGTACGTGTCGTTGGCCAGGAGGTAGGTGTCCTGTACCAGTGCGAACTCGCCGAAAAATCCGTCGTCGGCCGAGAAGGGCGTGAACAGCACGTCCTTGAGCGGCTGGCTGCCGTCCGCACAGTAAAGGGTCATCGTGCCGCCCTGGACGACCGAGCCGGTGCAGTGGATCACGTCCGTGACGATGGTGCCGGACTGGTTGCCCCAGGTCTGGACGCGGAAGGAGGAGCCGGAGTCGAAGGTCAGGCTCGTGGCCTTGACTTCCGCCGTACCGACTTCGGAGACGTTGGTGCCGTCCGAGTACAGGTTCATTTCTGCGCCGGAGTAAATGGTAACGTGGGCGGCCCAGACTTCCAGGTCTTCCCCGGTCGGGTTGACGTAGACGACTAAATTGCCGCCTTCTATGTCGATGTCATGGTTGAAGGAACCGGCGTCTAGTTGCCCCGTCATCTTCGCCGTACCGACCGTGCCTACCTTGACCGTCGTGGCCCCGCCCGTTTGGTGGAGGGCCGAGCCGCTGGCGTCTTGGCCGGTGATCGTAAGGGTCGAACCGGGGTCGATATTAATTGTGCCCGACGACATGTAGACGCCGTTACTTATTTGGACGATGCCGACGGCGTGCGTGGCCGTATTCTGCCGGTAGAGGTTGCCGCCCAGCACTTGTACCGAGTCATACGCGCCGTTGGGGATGGAGGACAGGAGACTGCCCGGAGCCGGGTTGCCGGCCGAATTGTCTTGGGCCAGGGCCAACGTGCCGTAGTTCTCGACCAGTATTTGCGTCATGTTGTCGAGCGACAGGTACGTCACCATCGCGTTGACCGTGACCGTACAGGCGTTCGTCAGGCTCGCGCCGGAGATAACCGTCTCCGGGGTCAACTTGTTGGCGTTCGCACTTATGCCGAGGTTACAGGGGTGGCTAACGGCTTTCACGTCGAACTGGCCGCCGCCCGTCGTGTCCTGAATGTTACCGCCGGTCCAAGAGCCGGCGTGATCGTCTTCGATCGTCAAGACGTTACCGTGTACGTCCAGGTTGCCGTTGGTCATGGAGAAATGTAGCGCACTGCCGCCGCCGTTTTCGGTCAGGTTTTGTAGCATCGTGACCGTGGACGTGTAGCCCGATTCGATGGTTAGTACGCCCAGGTCGTAGGTCTCGCCCTGGACGTTACAGGGCACGTTGGCCTGAACCACCTGCATGATGGTCAGGCCCCGGAATCCGCCGCTTGTGAATATGGCTTCGTCGCCGGAATTGTACTCGCCGGGGTAGCCCGTGTGGGTAGACGGGTCGTCTACGATGCGGGTGCCCGTCGTAGAGACCCAGTTGGTAAAAGTCGTCGTGCCCTGTACCACTTCACCGTTCCAATTGTTGCCGACGACGGGGGCGTAAATACCGTTGGAAAGAAGCCGGCGCTCCTCCAGGGTTTCCAGACCGAAGCGGACGCTATCCAGGGGACACACGTAACGGTGCATACTTCACTCCTTAGCTAGTAGTAAATCCACGACCCAGCAGCCCCTTACGTGCGGGGCGTCGAACTGAATGAAGCCGGTTCCGGTGCAGGTGCCACACACCAATTTTTCTGTCATCCAGCACTCAGGACAACGACGTATTCCGCGAAGGTGCATCAGAATCTCTTCGTTGTCGCACCCGGCCTCCTCCAGCATATCGGCCAGTACGGGTATGTCGCCGAAATCGCCTGTGTCGTACATGCGGCGGGCGGTGGTGAGGATGACGCCGCCGTTCCAGGTAAAAAGGCTTTGACATTTATTACAGTCTTTGACACGGGTTGTGCCGCAGGCGTCTTCGCCTTCGTGACGATGACTTCCGCCGCACGGGAAAGGAACGGGTCGGAACGGGTTACCGAACAGGTCTCGGAGTAGGTCGGCGCGTGCTTCTTTTGACACACGAAGGTTGCCGGGAGTTATATCGGCCCAGTAGTCCACCGTCCAATTTTTGGCCCACTGGCGGGCGGTTGTACCGATGTAGTTTGGTTTTTTCTCCAGGTCCGGGTCTTTATAAGGATCGCCGAACGTGTTCGTTACGGTACTCAGGTGTGCCAGTTCGCAGCAGCGGCGGGCGTAGAGGACGCACTTTCGTTCCGACGGCGAGGGCTTTCGGATCATGAGGCGACTAAACATGGTATAACAGCTTGTCGAAGTTAGCCATTCCTGTTCGGTCATTGATACCTCGTCGTCGGGGTTAATCAAAAAGCCGGGTTCTAAGGAGTGTGGTAGACTACTATCCGCAAGACGCTGCCATAGCTCCCGGTTAAATTGAGTTAGGGTGCCCTCGATACTGGCAAACCTTTCGTATAAACCTGTAAGCGGCGACGGGCCGTATTTCTTGGCCATTAGCTTACTCCCCTGTTGGCCTGGCGTCGGCCTATCTCACGCATGACCTTTTCTAACTCTTCCTTGTAGTATTCGGCCTCTCTGTTAAGTGCCTCCATGTCCGCTTCCTCTTGTGTGGTGTAAAAAACGTTAGTGTCCCTAATCGGTTGGGCGAACACCGCTTGTTCCTTACCAATGTCCGTTGATTCATATAGGAAGACTAGGTAGTGTAGTCCCCCGCGTAATATCACTACGGCGGCCGTCTGCCACGCATACGGACCTTCACTGCCAACGTCAGGCATGTCGAATACGATCATTCCCGGCTTCAGTTCTTTCGCCGTTATCTTCATTAGCTAACTCCCGCGCGGGCCTGGAGGGGTCGGTGCGTCATGGCGTGGATTGCCACCACGAGACTGTCGGCGTCGTTGGGAGAGTGCCCAATAAGCTCGATCAGGGTCGGAACCTTACTGGTCGGGTCGCGGCGGTTTTTGGGCAGGAGGTAGAGCCGGCCCTCCTGGTCGTACATGAGCGGTATGGGTGCCAGTTCGTCGTGGAGCCTTTGATATTCGGCCGGCAGTGCGAAGCCGGGGTTCACGGGGTCCAGTAGCAGTCTAAGCGTGCCGTACATTTCGGCGCGGCGGTTGACGTAGCTATAGCGTTCCTCGCGGTTGGCCACACGGTCTTTTACTTGCGTATCCCCGTAGCGAATGGGAATAAGAAGCGGCTCGCCAAAGGCCACGGTACGGACCTTGTAGCCCTGACTTCTGAGTCTGTCGGCATGTTCCTTACCGCCGCCGCCCCGGTCGAAGCAGACGTATTCGGGTGCAATTTTGTATTCGCGCATAATCTCCAGGGTTTGACCCGTAATGACGGACGTGTCCAGTGTCTTGTAGGCAATGAGCTTCATAAGTCCCAGTTCGTCTATGACGGACCAACTCGTGTCTTCGGCACCCTCGCCGGGATCAATTCCCAAAGCCTTGGCCCGACGCGGCCTGCCCTCCAGGTGGTATTTCCGCGCCAAGGTTGCCGCCCGGTTACGCCAGAGCGGGGGGAACATTTTGACTTCCTGTCCCTCGTAAAACTCGGCGTCCAGTCCCACGCACTGCCGAATGGCGTCCCAGGTCGCCCGACGCTTCTTGTAAAGGTCGTAGGTCAGAACGCCGGGCACCAGTACCTTGTGACTGGGCGGTATGCCGGCCGCTTCCTGGGCCAGCCCCAAAATGACGTTGGGACTGTCCTCAGCCCGAATCTTAATTATCTTCCGATAGTAGCGCACCATAGAACTTCCCGGCGGCTTTACCCGCTTCGTTCACCTTTCGACAGGCGGCGTCTACCGACTTACCAAACTCCCCTTCCAGCCGGTTAAAAGCGGCATAATCAACGGGATTATTGGCCACGGTACACGAGCGTAGGTCTAGACCCTCACGGTAGTAGAGAAGTCCGCCCGGTATCTTGTACTCGGTCAGTAGCCTAAAGAGCTTTTCGTTAAACTCCTGACGCTGCTCTTCCGTCATTTGCCACCGACCTTTCTCCGCGTTCGGCTGTCCTCGGATTCGCGGCCCGTCATGTCGTATTCTTTAAACGGCATGGGCGGGTCCGGCTCACTCTGCGGTTGGGGCGGCCCACAGATTTCCACCGGCACCGGCACGAACTTCGTGGCGAAGTCCCAGGGCGTGGCCGTAAAGCGTTTGCCGTCGTCACTACCGCCGATACCCAAGTACGTTATCTGACACTGCCCGGTATGCCCGACCTTGGCCATGCCGATCACCTTGTAGCGACCGAAGGGCACCCGGCCCACCGAGTAAGAGCCGTCGGGGTTCTTGTAACGGCAGATTGGTGCGTAGTCGTAGAGCGTGCCGGGCGTCAGGTCAAGCCTTTGGACGATCTGCTTAATCACGGCCGCTTCCTCCACCGCTCCAGGTCTTCGACCCTTTCCCTGAGTACGTTGATCGTCAAGTGCTGCTTATACACTTCCGATTCCAATTCGTCGCACCTGTCGGACAGTTTATAGCACCAGTAGGTTTGTACCACTATGAAGGTGGCTATTACCACCAGGACAAGAGTAGGCGCGTTTCTCTCGATCACGTCTTCACCGCCTTCGCCAACGCCTCGCTCCGGTTCTGCTTAAGGAGTGCCTGTATCTCCGGCTCGCAGAAGATAACCAACTCCATAACGAACTTGAGCCGTATATCAATGTGCATGTTACGTATCTCGGCTTTCAGAAACTCAAAGAGAATGTCCGCGTGTCGGACTTCGGGCGTCGGGTTCAGCGGATTGCCTAGAGTCATTGACCACCAGTGAGTAAGTGACTATCCTTCACCGGCTCGATTATACCATAGACCACCGCCAGGTGTGCAAGCGTCTTACAAAGCTGGTAATCCTGTTCGGTACGCTTCTTGCCCCAGAAGTAGACGCGGGCCAGGAGCTTCAGAAGATTCTCTTCGCCTATCGTCCGCTTGAGCATTTGCATACCTTCGGAGTCCTTGATACGGGCCGGCACGGGCAGCCCGTACGTGTAGACGTTCCGACGGCGCAGTTCATAAACGACGTGGTAGGCAAAGAGCTTACCCAGTTGGGCCGCCTGTCTCGTTAGAGGCCGCATGTGGGGTCCGAACATACTCACTCCTACGCGGTGCCTCTGCCGCGTCAAATACGTAATGACAGGACGAACACCGCCGCACGTCGTAGCTGTGAAAGGCTAGAGGCATTAGCCTGCCGTTGCCACAACGGGGGCATACGAGCGGATCATCGTTAGCACAAGGTAGCATCATGTCTAGTCCTTTTGGCGGAAGAATCTGAGTGGTGCGGGGAAACGTTTAAGCTCGTACCTTCCCGTGGCCGGGTCCACCACCTCGCACACGCCTGTTGCCAGGACGCACCGAAGCGGGTGCTTAACCTCATTACCCGTGGCGTCGATAAGAAGCCCCATGTCGCCCTTGTGTGCGTCCAAGTCCCACTTCTCAGGAGGCTTTAAGGTCGCCACCGCGTACCCCTTTGTAAAAGAAGTTGGTGGTAGGGTTCGGGTTACCAAAGATAAGCTTCTTCTTGGCCCACGTATCCATTTGTGTGTAAACAAGATCGTCCACGCCACTGGCTTCGTCAATGATACCGAGCGTAAAGGCCGCGTGGTGACCGGCCATGCCTTCGCCTTTTTCACTAACCATACCACGAAGATAGCTAATCGGGTCTAGCTCGCCCTCCGCGTTTGCCTTGCGAATGTCCCGGTGGTTAATGACCAAGTTGCCGCCGTCCTTCTGGGCCAACGGGTACTTGGCCGTCTGGACGTAGCGCATGATTTCACCCCAGAGGACACGCAAATGGTCGTCCTTGACACTGGTGGTAATGACGCGGCAGGGCTGGTGCAGGAGAAAGTAAACTAGTGCGATAAAACCGGCCACGTAGTCTTTGCCGAGCATGTTGCCGGCCACGACCAACGTTTCGTCGTTCTGCCAGACCGAGGCAATCGTCTCCCGCTGCTGGCGGTAGAAGCGAACATCGGGCCACATGACCTGACCGAATACGAACGGGTTAGAGAGGTCACTTGGGTTCACAGTCGATTCGTCCGTTGACGAAAGGTAAAAGACGCCAGGACAGCCCCGGCGTCTTGTCACTGGCAAGAAAACGCTGGCCGCACTTGTTACACGACTGTATTCCGCGCCGTTCTTTCCAATCTACTCGTTGGTATCCGCCGCAACTGGGGCAGCGGACGAGGGCGGTTTGGCAGCGTGGACAGCGTTTTCGCACGGTCCCTCCGTGGGTCGTGTGGGTTCCGGGACTTCGACTACGGGCGGGAAGACGGCATAATACAGCCTGTGCGTGTAGGCGTCAAAATACCAACCGCCGTCGGCGTTTAGGTAACAGACGAGTGCCACCAGACCGACAAATAAGACGAACACGGACACCTTTAGTAGCCTTCTCACGCCTTGACCTCCCGCTGGTTATTCGGTCGGGCCGTACCAAGTCATTACCTCTTCAATCTTGTCCATCACGTCGTCTCTCATTTTTCTAAGGCTTATGGTACACGGGTTTCTTTGCACGTAGTTACGAACGAACGAGGCAACGTCTCGTAATGCGGCTTCGGCCCATTGGTACTCTTCCTTCGTCAAAACCGGCTTACAGCGTCCCGCCACCTGAATAGGGTGTTCATTACCACTGTTAACGAGCGGGCCGTGACCGCCGTTGTCGTAACGAACGACCGTTTGTTCTCCGGGCGTCAGCACACGCACCGGAACCTTAATCGTCTTCATGCGTTAACCCTTGACGTGGGAAGTATTGGCTTCAGACGCTTAACGTGGCCGTCTTCGAAGTCCAGTTCAAACCGCTGGCCACATTTTTCGCAGCGGTGTTTCTCGTGACGGTCCTTGTAGCCCAACTCTAACAGCGTGCCACACGTTCGGCACCGTACCATGATCTTGGTCTCAGACATGATTGGCCCCGTTGCCGCCGGGCAGTTCCTTGAGTCCGTTTTGCGGCTGGTTAGGTTTCTGCGGCAACTGTTCCAAGTCCCGCTTGAGTTCCTGTTCGATTTCGTCAAATACGATTTCCTTCGGCACACTCTGCGCTATTTCCTCGAATGGTATACTGAGCCGTGTCACCACCGATTTCTTCGGCATGTCCAAACCGTGCAGGTCGCGTTTGGCCTGGAGGATACTAAGGATGGTGGCCATGTAAGCGTTATTTGGTAAGCGTCCCTCGGTCGTACTGGCTATCTCCGTCACCTCCATGTCACCCGTCGGCCTACGCGACTTGTTGCCTATTTCGTCTTCCTCGGTCACGTAGCCCGGCTCTTGCTTTTCCACACGCTTATGGGCGTCCAGTTTACTTCTGTGCCACGCCTTCCACGCCTCCCTTAGTGCCTCGTCATACTTGGCCTCGATGTCGGCGACGTGTAGCTCGCGGACCTTTATCTGTGCCTTCAGGTAACGCTTGTTGATCGTGTCAATGTCGTAGACAATCTGCTGCCACGATACCCCTATAAGCTTGGCAATCCTCTCAATGGGACAGCCCCGCCTGTGGAGCTTCGCCACCCGCAACAGGTCTTGCTCCCTCTGTACCTTCGTTCGTTTCCGCGCCGGCATACGCTCAACAAGCCCACTAAGACCTACTTTTCCAAAGTCACGTCCGGCTTTACACTTTCGTCGTTTTGCGGTTTCAGGGTCCACCGGGTAGCCGGGTGAGGCTCAACAGGTGGTTCCGGGTCCGGAGTCCACACCGCAAAACCACCCACGGGTTCGATCGAATCGTCGTAGCGTGCGGCACCATTTAGAACGTAATTTGCGACGTAATCTGCGACAAAGGTCAGTGGCCCCATCCGGCGCATGATTAGAACCGCCCGGTCCACGTCCGACCAGTCGTAGGTGGGCACGTTGACCCAGTTACAAGGGGCCAGCCAGCGGTCGCCCTTTTCGTCCATGCCTACGGCGGCCAGGCTTGAGCCGCCTGACTTCCAGTAGACCACGTAAAGGCCAAGGTCTAAAACCCGAATGTCGGCGTGTGTCATTGCCAGGACTCCTCTTATCCGTCTTTACCGGTACGGAATAACTCCCCACAGCCGCACACGGGCAGGCCGGCGGCTAAAAACCACTTCCCGCTCATCATGATAACGCAACCGCACGCCGGGTTTCTACATACGAGCCGTAGATTCTGGGGCGGCCTAACAGCCACGCGAGCCGGCGTTACCAAGGCCCGGTGGGGGTAGTCGGGCATGTCCTTGAGATACCCTTTAAGCGTGTCCTCCAGACTCGGCCCCGGCATGACGCAAGCGGGCTTACCCTTCGTCAGCCCTACGTGGCGGCAAACCTTGATAAAGTCTTTACCGTGAGCCGTCTCGATACCGGCCGCGACGTGGCATAGCTCGTGCATGACCGTGCCGGCCACTTCTAGCGGGTCGTCAAGGACCGGACTAATGAAAATCTCGTGCGTGCCGTCTTTACTGTACTTGGCACCGTGGCACTCGCCGACTCTGCGCCTGTTTGTAGACAGGCCGCATTTACTGGGCCAGCCGCACGTCAGGCGAAACGGACTTAAGGTCAACCCGCTAAAATGTACCCGCACCCGGCTCGCCAGTTCGGTCAACCAGCCTTCCCGATTAAACGTGTTCATACTTTGCTCCGTGGACCCAGGGGATAGACCACGTTATAGTATACAAGGCTAGTGCGATTTTCTGCAAGCGGCCACGGCGTTACGGTCCTTTCCAAGAACGTCCCGACACAACCCTAGCATGACGGGTGAGAGGTAATAGCGGGGCTTGCCCTTGACGCTATGGGCGAAGACCTGTTCGCGGCTAATAACGACGCCGATACGCTTTAGAAACTTCATGAGTTCCAGGCACTTGTCGGCCTTCACTCCCAAATCCACGCTCACCGCCACGTTCTCGGCACCTTGCGCTCCCTGGACGTAGAGGAATTTTACCACCTCCAAAGGTCGCCCGCGTGCCGTGTCGAGTGCCACCTTTCGCACGATTCTGAGTACCGATTCGTCCAGTTTCCATTTTCCCAGTACCGCCGCCAGACACACGGACAGACGCACGAATTGGCCCTGGAGCCGCGTCGGTTCTTCCTTCATGGCGTCCACTTCCTTGTCGGGTTTGGTTTCCGGCCGTGCCCGCATGAGGGCCGTAAACTCCGCGAGCTTGGCACAGCGGTTCACGAGCCAATCCTCGTTGAACTTAACCCGCGACAGAAGCGTTCCGGCGTTTTCGCGTAAATACTGGACGTAACCGCCGGTCAGTTGGTAGGCACGCCTTCGGTACTCTTCCATGCTACTTTGCGGGTCGCCGTTACTCGTCAAAAGGAGCGAGCGGTAGGCCGTGTGGCCGACGCGCCGCAGTATGTCCTGCCTTTCCTCGTGTCCGGGCGGGTCGATAAAAATGCGTATGAAGCGGTCGCCCAAACGCGACTGGTCCATGTTCATGAGGGCGGGCGTGCCGGCCATGATCCAGGGCGTCCGCAGTCCCGTGTAACGCCTGTCCTCTTTACTGTTTTTATAGGTGGACTGGCTCACACCGTCGAAAATGCGGCGACACTGGGACATGATTTCGGGAAACTTGGGGTTTGACATAATCACGTCGCCCTCGCTCGTCACGAGGGTCTTGTGATTAATACGGGCCAGTAGGCTCAGGTCTTCGCCGTCTTCACCTTTAATGCCCGAATGAAAACCCGTGAAGTGTTCCAGGGGGAAACAGTGCTGAGGACTAGTTAACAGAGCGTCACAAAGTTGCGTCTTGCCGCTGCCGGCTTCGCCGATTACCTGCAAAAACAACTGGTCGTTACCCACTTGGTCCGTCGATACGACCACGGCCAACATACTGGCCAGGGCGTCGGACATGCTGTGCCGCCACTGCATGGCCTTTTTCCACTCGTTCTCCACCGTCTTCCAGTCCTCGCAGGGCCGCGTGCCCATGCCGGACAGGGACCGTTTGGGCAAATCGTCCACCCACGCTTCGGGAATTGGCGTTAACTTGGACAGGAATGCAGACAAGATAGTTGCGGACGTGGTAACGAGCTTGTTACACAAATAGTCCCGCACGTCGAAGCCCGACGGGAAGGACGGGTCGTAACCCTGTTCACCCCAGTTGAGGTAATGCACCTCTTTGGGCGGGCAGGGGTCCGACAGGAGCGTACGGGCGACGTGTTGCATCGAGCGGTAGCCCACCCTGCCCACGTCTACGCCGCGCTCATTTATCCGGGGGTGGTCCGAATCGTAGCAGATAAACACTCGGCGGCCCGTGAACCAGCGTGCCCACTTCTCCTTGAACGTGGTACAGCCCGGCACGGCCAACACGTTGGCGTTTGCCAGAAGCGAAACCTCTTCGTTGGAAGTAAGAGTGAGCGTACCGTCCTGGCACCGCTTGTAACGCTTTAAGGTTTGCCACAGGGCCATTGCGTCCCACGGCCCTTCGCACAGATACACGTCGGGTTTACTGTCGTCCCAAAGCTGTAGCCCGAAGAGGGTATGTTCCAGTTCGTTCGTGGCCAACAGCACCGCCTTACCGTCTTTGCCCCTGCGGTAGCTATAAAGCTGGCTTAAGCTGTCGGGCGTCGTGTAACCGGGTATAAGCCAGTGACTATCAAGAATCGACACGCACAGCCCCCAGGCGTCAAGAGTTTCAGGTTTTAGCCGCCTGTCTTCTGCCAAGGGGCCGATGGCGGCCTGTAGGCACTTATTGTCCCGGCCGTATTCGTGGAGCATACGGAGGAACACGTAACAGCCGCCGCCGGCCGCGTCCTTGCCCGTGTCCACACCTTCGTTACAGACAAAACAGCGCCAAAGTCCGTCCTCCACGTTGATACTGAACTTACCTTCACGCCCGCACCACGGGCAATCCCCCGTGGCCTGTTCCTTGCCGTCTTCCCACTGCAAATTGAGGCCGTGAAAGACGTAGGGTCTGAGCGACTTCGGTACGCTGGTTTTATTCGGCACGACACAAGCTCCTTTCGAGAAATAGCGCGAAATTCTCTTGACTCCGCGCCGTAGGTTCCTATAATAGTAGTATACTCACTATTCGCCCTTTGACGCAAATAGGAGCAACGACAATGGCTTACCAAAACGTCGAACAGCGGTGGCGGAAATACCAGGCTCAGGACGACAAGGAGGGCATAGAGGCCAAGCGGGTCGGTATGGCCACGAACCTGTACCGTCTCCTAAAGGCAATGGAAGACGGAGACTGGCACCTCTACCGCGAACTGCCGATGGGTAGTTGCGTTTACAGTAACTTGGCACAGCTAGGCAGAGACGGTTACGTTATCAAGGACGTTATCGAGATCGACGGCAAGGACGTTGTGACGCTGCGGCTGTCGGCTCAGGGCAAGAAACTTCTGAAGAAGGCTCAGGGCGGCGAGTAAAATTCGGCGCGTCTTTTCGGGTCTTTCCTTTGGGGTAGGGCAGTTCTTCGTAGCGGAGGGCTGCCCTGGCCTTTTTCACCCACCTCCTGTCCCCCACGAACGTAACGTAGCGGTGTTTGCCCTCGGTCAAGTATTCGGTAAGCCCCGGCCCTCTGCGGGCGTTGGGTTCCCATTTATAGCCTAAAGCACGGGCCTTTACGTCAATATGTCTCTCAGTGTAAGAGACGATTTTCCCGGTGGAGTCCTCCACGTAAACCGGCTGACGTGCCCCTTGGCCGGTATAAATCCAGTTGGTGGCCTGGTAGACGTAGCCTACGTGACCGGCCCGGTCGGAGCCGTCCGCGTAGGAAACCACGACGGCACAGTTTTTTCGCACCCGCTCCCTGGAGCCGGGTTCGGTCGGTACGGTATAGCCTTCCAGGGCCAAGAGCTTCAGGCTATTACCGACCAGGAAGCTGGCGGCGTTGGCCGCCTCGGTCGTAATGACGAGCCGCGACAATTCCAAAACGTCCCGCGTATACTCCGGGCCGCATACGCCCCGGCATAGAGTCATGGACGCGGGGATACTGTAGACCACACAGCCTACCAAATCGTCACCGTCCGTAAGACCCCAGGCCCGTACGATTCCGGGGAGTCTTTGGCAATATCTCGTGGGTAGTCCGTCTTTGTCCAATCCCTCATACTCGTGCGTGCCGGAGTAGTGGTATTCGCGTACCATCTCCTCACACGTTTTGCGCTCAATATCACACAGGTTGAATCGGCCCGACGGCTTATCCTTGTAGGCCGTGTAGCGGGTCCGGCCCGTCCCCAGGTCGAATAGCCAGCCTTGTGCCTGATTGTTCATAGCCTTGGTACACTCGGTACGCGGTCGATTGTTTCCGAACCGTGGTTATACCGCTCGACTACGAAGCTATCCTTCGATTCTACCAAAAGTTTCACGTAACCGTCACGACATTTCAGCGTTTCAATTACCACCCTCTGGCCGCTCGGTAGCACGACGGTAAAGACCTGCCCTTGCTGCCTGCCCACGATTACTTGCTCAGACATGGTAGGCCCTCTCGCCGTAGGTGTGAAATATCCATTCTTCCGCCTCTTGAGCGGTGGCAAGGTACTCCCGGCTCGGTCGCATGTCCCGCTCCTGCCCCGGCCGGTAGTAGGCCCAAATACGCTCCCGTATCATTTGCGGCAGCATATACCAGTGTTTCCGACAGCCCCACATGGCCGGCGGCACCTGTTCCTTACAACCGGGCCAATGACAGTGGTGTTCGCGGTCTTGTCCCTGGGAGCGTACATAATCGGCCTTGTCTCCGACCGACGAATCGGCACTAAGTCTTCGACCCGTCTTTTTTGGCATTTTCCAACTCCTTAAGAGGTAGTATAAGTGTGCCGTCCGGCTCTCGGTACATGGTCATGCTGTTAACCGTGAGGGTCATGCCGCCGGGGGTGTTCGGTAAATCCACGGAGGTTACGAACTTCACCGGCTCGGCCTGGGGGCTTGGTATGCCGCCCGGTTTCAGCGTCTCCGCATCACCTTTGACCACTTTGAGCCGGCTCTCGATACGTTTCACCATGAAGTCGCGGACGCCCATTTTGTCCAGGTCGAACGCCTTTAGGAACAGTTCGTCTTCCTCGTTCCCGTAGCACTTCGATTTACCCGTCCAGAACACCAGGGGAAACACGCGCCGAACGGCCGTTTCGTCCCGGTGGTTGGTGTAGACGAACTGAAGACACACAGTCTGCTCACTCATACCTTCACCGCCTTTCCTTCGGCCCAGTTCTTGGGGTGGTACTTGAGGCTAACGGGCGTCGGTACGCCAATGTCCTCCCCACCTTTTTCCATAAGACGTTTACACTCCAGGGCGACGGGTAAGTTCGTCTTCCACGGCTCCGGTCCTGTGCCGGCTGGGAAGTCGAACACCAATTCGTCATGAACCTCCAAGACGATATGATAGCCGTCGTCAACCGAGTTGAGCTTGTAGGCGTTTACAAGGTCCGCGTTGAGCTTATCAAGGTACTCCTGACAGCGGACGTGGCCGGCGTTGGTCCAATCCATAGCCGTACCCTGGACCTTGTAGTTGAGGGGGACCGTGGGTAAGACGCTGCCCCACTCGGTACGGGCCACCATGAGCGGATAGCCGCGTATAGGGTCCACCGACTTTCGAGGTACGGTTTCAACGTAACCGTACTTTTCTGCCTCCCGGATACATTGTTCGTTGAGTCCGCCAGAGCCGTGGATACGCTGGAAACGGGCCACGAGCTTGGCATGAGAGCCGGGTCGGTGGAAGGCTCGGTCGGCCGTGCCCACCACGTCACGCTTTAGAACCGCGCCGTACTGGACCGCGAAGCCGCCGTTTTTACCCCACTGATACCACGTCGCCGCGTACTTTTCCTTAATGTGCGGCCCGACCTTCTCATACCCAACGGCCTTTAGCTCGACCTCCCAAATGTCGGGGTAGACCGTGTGGAAATTCAGAAGGTGGTTACTGCCGTAGTAGGGCGGGTCGTTGGGCCTCTCGAAAAGCCGAATCATTTCCTCTTCGCCGGCAAGATAGGCCGGGATACGCAATTCCAGGTTTTGCCCGTCGGCACACCACCACTCCCGACCAGGTGCCGGCCCGAAGCAGTAGCGGAGGTTCGCCTCGTCTCGTTTACTGACGTTAGCCGTGTTAGGGTTACTATGTGAGTGCCGCAGCGTGTCCGTGCCCGTCACGTTGACCGAGGGGTGCAGCACAAACCAGTCGGGTGGGAGGTAGGGCAGACGGTAACGCTTGTACTGGTCAAGATAGAGAAGGGCCGTGTCGAACTTCCGCTTCTCGCGGAGGTTCTTGACGAAACACAGGGCTTTGGAGCGGTGGGGCAGGCTGGTGACGTACTCTTCCAGGGCTTTATCGTCCAGCGAGGGATTACCACCCTTTTTTGTCGTCTTTACAACCGGCAAACCCAACACGTCAAAGGCGAAGGTACTGAGGTTTTTACTCGTACCGGATTTGGGAAGCTTCAAATCGTAGTCACAGCCCTTGGCCAGTTCTACCAGCACCGTGGCGCGGTTTTCCGACTGAGACCGGCGGACACACTCCATGTGTTCCGTATTCGTCTTACTCATAGTCGCCCCACGCTCCTCCATGACCGAGAAACAGCGGATGAGCTTCATTCGCTCCTTGTAGATTTTCCAATAGCCGCGTGATTTGAGTTCGGCCGCCAGGACTTGCCAGAGGGCAGCCGTAATCGCAGAATCGGCGTTGGCGTAGTCCCGAAGAACCGTATACCACGGGTGACCTTCGGGGTAGTTGAGTCTATCCGCCAAGAGCTTGGGAAGCCAACAATCGAACTTCCACAGACTGTCTTTTTCCACGCCACGAACAACCTTACGGCCGCCGCTACCCCTGGCACTGGGCATACCGGGCGTGCCCTTCTTGGCCAATATCCAGCGCGGGTAGCTCCGTCGGGCTATGGTCCGTGCCGAGATACAGGCTTTTCGCAGGTTGTCCTCAAAAGGCAATATGTCCACGGCCAAATAGTGGAGTGCCAGGCTCGTCAGGTCGTGGGGCTGGTTACTGGCCAGAATGTGGGCGGCAATCAAGGTGTCATGGTGGTTGTCCCAGGGCCAATTGTCGATACCCAGTTGCCTTAGAGCGGTGGCGTCGAACTTACCGTTCTGGGTGATAATGGCGTGACGGTCGGAAGTCTCTTCGTCGTAGTTGTCGCCCCAGGTGCCCGCTATTTCCAAGAGGTTATGGATTTCGTCCAGGTCGCCCGGCGGTATCTGGGGTTTTCTCGTCAGTGGGTCCACCTCCCACTCCCAGAACTTTTGATTACCCTCTTCATCCGAAGTCGTCACGAAGAAGGGTAAGGCACCGTGGTACAGGTCCAGTCCGGTGGTTTCCGTATCCAGAGCAATCACAGGGATATTTCCTTTATCCGGCTCGTGTAGTAGGAATTCTCACAGTAGAGGGCCAGTTCCCCGTCTTCGCTTTCCACCCATACGACGCCGTGAAGTCGGTCGGGATAGTGCTTTTTAAGAAACTGCCGGTACTCGCGGCCCGCCATAAAAAACTTGTCGGCAGCTTCCACCAACTCGGCCGGCATGTCCGCCCGCTCGTTGTCACCTACTTTACTCATTGCCCGTGTCCTTCAGCACTATAGAGTATAGAGGTAGGCCCATACGAATACGGTTAGAACGGTTAGAAGGAAGGACAGTACCAGCCACAAGAGGCTGGCGAGGGCGTGTTGTAAAGGGGTCTTCACGGAACTCTCCTTGGTTTAAGGGGAGGGGGTTCCCAGCACAAGCCGTCCGGTTCCACACCTTCAGGCTATACCCCTCTCCCCATTGACCCGAACGGGGTTTGAACCCGTACCTGCGAACCCGTAACGGCCGCCGCTCTATCCATTTGAGCTATCGGGTCTCTCTGGTGTCCTGGCGGACTTACACCTCCGCACTACCTTTCCGCCGACGGGTTCCTTGTACTTCGTACTACCGTTGGCGTTGCCCCTTGTCGTGGGTAGACGTTATCGGAGTTTAGGTCGGTCTTGCGATACCGACCCAGGGCACCAGATTTTTCTCAGCGTCTCTTACTGGGCGTCGTGTGCGGGCTGAAGGGTCGCAGGACTCCGTTTTCGTCGGCCCGCCACACGCTACCCGGTTCGTACTGCTGTTGTCCCGTCTGCCCGGCCTGCCCCGTCGTGTACGGTACGGTCGTAGTGTAGAAGGGAGAGTAGTAGCCCCCGTAATAGCCGCCGTAACCACAGGTGCCGTAACCGGCCTCGTAACCGTAACCGTAGCCCATTGGCATGTAGGTTCCCACGGCCATTTGCTGTCCGCCACGGGCCGCACGGCGGCGGTGGCAGGCTTCCGCACTCGTCACGAACACGACCAACAGACAGAGGGCCAGGGCGAAGAGGATTGCCTTACGCATGGTAGCCTCCGAGAGAAAAAGGTGCCGGCTTTTCCGTCCCCGCAGCCGGCGGGCGGGGGTGTAGCGCCCGGAAACGCTCCGGGGGTTGGCAACGGACGCTTCGTATTTTTGCCGGGTTTTCCACCACGACCCGGCGGCGTGTTGCCCACCCACGACCCAGGGAGTCGCCTTACTTTAGGCCGTGGGCAAGTGGTCCTAGTCCAGTGCGTCCCACTTGGCCGTATAGACGGCCTTGGGGTTACTGAGGTTCTTGAGTTTGACGGTCTTCGCCTTCTTATCGACCGCCAAAATCTCGCACTGGATTGCTTTCTTCACGGGCTTTTTCGTCTTGGGGTCAATCGGCTTATAGCCCACGGCGTCACCGACCTTGGGTTCGGCGGGCTTGGCCGGTTCGGGTTCGGGCGGGGTATCGTCGGAGCCGCGCGGACTGCGAATCATTTCGACCACCGCGTTCCAGCTTTCTGCTTCCGAAACCTCCTCTGCCGTGTAACCGGCGTCAATGGCGAGTTTTTCCAAACGGTCTTGGGCCTCGCTGTCGTCGGAGCCGCCGGGGTCTGCGGCCAGGGCCAAGGCGTCCAAGTCTTCTTCGGTCCCGGCAGCCGCTTCCTCTTCTTCGGCGGCCTGGAAGTCGTCAGCCGAGCCGGTAGGGGCCACGCCGTTTACCGACGCTTCATGTGCCGGTTGTCCGGTCTGGTCGTTGTCTCCCGCCCCTTCCAGGTTTGGGTCGAAGTCGGGCAGGACTTCTCCCCATAGCTCCGTGGTCCGAGGGTTGGGAAAGGCCGGGGTCGGATCGCCCTTAAAGGTACGGAAGCGGAAGTACGGACCCTGTTTTTTGAGGGCGGCGAAGCCGGCGTTCAGAACGGCCTCCAGTTGGGCGTCGGTCTGGCAGCCCGGCAGCGACTTGGCCAAGTATTCGTCCAGGCCAAGTGAGCGCAAGTGGTCGAGCATGAAGTTAAAGTGATCCGAGGCCGTCTTCCGCTTGCCCTTGCCCTTGGGCGTGTCGCAAAGAGGCTCCGGGCCGATTTTCGTCGTCTGGCCGAAGACGGGGACGCGGCTGCCGTCCTTCAGGGTCACTTCCTTCGGAGACACCACCGAGCCGGTGGCCATGAAGAAGGGCTTGCCCTTATTGTCCCCGTCCTTGAAGACGCCGAGTTTCGCGCCGGTGAAACGGGCCACGCCGTTGTCAATGCCCGGCGGCAGCCCCCCGCCGATATTCAGTTCCGGCGGGCGGCTCATGTTGTTCTTAAACGCTTCGACGGCCTTACCGCCCATACTCGCCAAGAGTCCCGATTTTTGCTCCTGTGCCGGCATTTCAAACCTCCCGGTGTTAAAGTGTGGAACCAACGAAGACTAGTATACTCACTCACCTACTACGTGTCAAACGGGTCAAGGGCCGAAGGGCCAACCGGCTACCTTGCCGGCTTGAGACAGCCCCCCGGCCGCTTGGGTCAAGGATTCGGGGGCAACCCGTTCTAGATACAGGTTGGGGACAGCCTGCGCCCCGTAACTTTTTCTTCGCCACGGGGCACCCTGGGTTGTCGCTGGGCGTGGGCTGGCCGCGACTTTCTCGACCGCATGACCCACCCCCGATTACAAAACCCGCCGCCGGGCCGTTCGGCCGGTAAAGCCTCGCCAAAGGAGAGCCGAACGGGAGTGGAGGACTCGTTCCGGCGGCGGGTGTACGAATCATTTGCGCTTGGCGACCTGGGCAATCTTTTCAAAGGTGGGGTCCACGATAAAGTCGGGAAGCTCCACGGCCCCGTCCACGCGGAAGCCGGTCGTGAAGAGGTTGTGCGGCCCGATGCGAAGGCAGTATTCCTTTTTGCGTTTACTGGCCACGGGGACTTCCTGCATTTGCCCGTTCACTTCCACCTTCTGCATTTCGGTTACGGTCGTGTGGTTAATGAAGGTTTGGCAAATGTAGTCGCATTCGCCGTCAAGCCAACCCTTGACCCCCGGAGTCAGGGCACTACCGACCTTCGGCAAGGTTCGTTCCAGTTCGGACACGTTGGGGTCGGGACTGTCTTTTTTAGTGAAATCCCTCTCGTGGGCAATAATCACCGTGTTAATTCGGTGGTTTTCGGCCAGGTCGAAAAGTCTCTTCAGGCACTCCTTGGTCTTCGTGTTGATAACGCCCCAGTGTTCTTGCGTGGCTATGCCCCAGGTGCGCTGAACCGGAATCTGCTGGTAGCCCACCACCTCCATGAGCAGTATGTCCTGTAGCCCGCCGGCCGTGTCCAGTACCACCGAGCGGTAACGGGTCTTGGCGTGTTCGGCAAGGTCCAGTAGTTCCTGGGTCGTGTGTATCCGCACGAAGTCCACGCCCTTGACCGACTTCACCGAGAGTGTGCCGTCCTCGGTGCCGATAAGGAGTAGGGGCTTGGGAAACGTGCAGGCCATGCGGGTCTTGCCCGTCTTACTGAGTCCGTACACGTTGAGTTTATACCCTTTGTCCGGCACTTCACCGACCGGCCGAATGCGGTCCAAAACAGACTCGCCGTTTTTCGGCACGGGTCGTGGTACTTGCTTATTGACCTGCGGCATGGTCCTTCCTTTCTTCGGGTTTTAATAGTTCTGAGCGCAAAACCTGTACGTCCCTGGGGGCGATTATCCCCAGCCGGACCTTACCCGGTTCCATGCTCGTAACCATGATTTCAATGTTGTCGCCGATACGAATCTTCTCGCCCACCTTCCGTGACAAAATGAGCATTCGTACCCTCCTTTTTTCTTAAGTCACGTCTCCGTATCCACCAAGCCTGTAGAGATTCCAGAAACATAAAGAACGTACCCAAAAGCACCACCAGGCAAGTACCTAACTCCAAGAGCGTACTTAGAGTCATGTTAGCTCCGGGAACAGGTCGCCTATCCGGCGTAGCCCTACTTCCGAGCCGGTGTCCAGATAATCGTCCAGGTCCGTAGCACCCCCTTCGTTTAGGGCGTTATAGACGCCGTAGGGGTGGCGGTAGTGTATCCCATAGCCGTATTCCTCCGGGGCGGGGTCTTTCTGGTTAATGTAGTCCCACCAATAACAAAGGTTCTCCAGTATCGGGTCCAGGCAGGTGCGGCGGAAGGTCTCCACGTCCTTGGCCGTGATTTCCACCTTCCAGCGCATAAAGTACGTTTCCGGTTCGTCTTTGATGTACTGTTCGACCCGCTTGTAGAAGTCGTCGGCCGACTCGCCGGCCGGGTTCGACTTACTCGGCTTGTGCCGGACAATCGTTCCCTTGCCGCCTGAGAGGGGCCGACGCACCACGTTATAGCGGACGCCGAGTATGGGCACATTAGTACCCCACAGGGGCGTTAGCTTCCCGCCGTCTTTTACAGCACTTTTCTCTCGGAATAGATTCGACTTCGGGTCTTTCTTCTCTTCCCACAGGGCCGTCATGTAGAGCATGGTCTGAAGGTCGAAGCGAAGCTGTTTCAGTATCAGCCCCTCGCGTATGTCGCCCTTCGTCTTATTCTCCTGAAGCCATATGCCCGTGGTGGCCGTGCCGTGGCGAATGTCACCCTTAATCAAGTCCACGCTATCCCACTTGCCCCGGAGCAGCACCGTCCGGCCCGACGGCAGCTTGTAGGGCACCCGAAACTTTTCCTCCTGAAGTAAGGGCGTGCGATTGGTCACGTCGGGGTGTTTTTGCCAGTAGTCCACGTAGAGGGGAAACTGTGCCTTACAGACTCGGTACCAATGCTCCACTTGCTCTTGTTGCATGGAGTAGCGTTTACAAAGGGCGTTGGCGTAGTCGATAAGACAGCCTTTCCAGGCGTCCTCGTCAACAGCCAGCCCTTCCTCGCAGGCGTGCCACATGGAGCCAAATTCGATTTTGTGGTTAAAGGTGTCATGCGGGGCCAGGCCCTCGATAACACGCACCCGGAACCGCTCCCGGCAGTTAAGGAACTGACACAGGAGACTGTAGGTGATTCCGTCCACTTGTGGCCCGTGCCATAGTGGTTCGCGGGGCCGGACGGACTGTGCGGCTAACTTGGCAAGGTTGTTTTTTGCCGGCATGTTAGACTCCTGTAGTAGAGCAAGTTAACCATAGTAGTATACTCACTCTACTACAGGTTTGTCAAGAAGTGCTAAGCAGCTTCCTCTTCACCAAATTCTTCGGCCACGGCCTTTACCACCGTTCGACCCTTTTTGATAAGAGCTTCCAGAGTCGGCCGGTTACGACGTTTGTTGAGGGAGGCTTCCCAAGAAGCCGCCGGTTCCTCTTCGGCGTCTATCTGACGCATAATCTCCTCAACAATCTTTTCCCCCACCTCCGGGCCGTGCTTGGCCCACAGTTCTGCGAACACCTGTGAGCCGGCCACCTTGGAGTAGAGGGATTCGTCGGGAACCGTTTCGACAATCCAGCGTGTGGCTTCCCGAACTTTGGGAGAAGCAAAAGCACCTCCCAGACGCGGACCTTGGTAGAGGGAAATGGGATTGTTGTCGGAGAAGCCGAACTCTTCGGAAAATATGCGGGCGGCACGTAGCACGCCGGACAGGGCATATTGTAGCTTCTTACCGTCTAGGCCGATAAGGTCGTCGTACTTGCCCACGTAGACGTAGAGGATTTCGCCGGAAGTACGCGCGGCCTCTTTGGGGTCGTAGCGGCGAAAGAAGTCAACAAGGTCGTTCTCGTTGTCGGCCGTAAACTTCTCCACCATGACCGGCATACCTTCCTCCAACACGGGAAGGTCGCTAGGAGATCCCCCGTCCCACTCTCCCCCGCGTGTGAGAAGGTAGTCTTGTACAAACGCGGCGGCCTTTTCGTCCAGTCCGTCGTCGGTTTGTGCCTGGAGGCAGGCCGTCAATAGGTTGGAAGTGTGGTTGCCGTTACCCCGGTAGTCGGTCCCCTCGTAACGGCACTCTCCCCAAAGCGGGGTGAAGAACTTCCCGTCCTCAATCAGTTTGACGTGACCCTTACAGCGGGAAGATTTTAGGTGGCGCTCGTTCTTAAGAGCCTTCATGTCCCTGAACCTCTTGGCGAGTGTTAAGGTCAGGGGCACCACCTTCGCCGAAACTAGCTTCAGTGTCATATAGACACCTCCTTTTACCGGCCTCTTGCTTGGCTTGCGAAGTGCTACCGTGCTTCGGCCGGGTTGTCTCCTAGGCTAATAGGCTTTTCAGTAGGTGTAAAGCCTTATTCAAGTAGTCCCTTCTGTCCCGTTCCGACCACGTTGCGGAAGAGTTGGAAGCCTCTAACAACAGTGCCTTCTCGGTTTCGCGTAGCAGGTCTTTAATGGCCGCCTTACTGTTAACGTTAACTTCCCCGGAGTCCCCCCACACGAAATGTACCGCACGCCGGACCCGGTACTCGCCGTTCACAAGAGGGGTCACTAAGTAACCACGGCTCTGCGCACATATCGACAATTTCTTGCCGCAGTCAATAGCATTGACCCCGGAAATCTTTGCCACGTCCTCCTTGGTAACAGTTTTTCGTCGGGCCGAAGCCGCCAGAGACTTATCCCAGGATAGCTCCTTGCTCGGCACCTTTGTTTTATCAGGCACTCTCTCACAGTCCTCTTTCTTCGGGTCGGGTTTGTTAGTATCCGGTTTCGGATTTGGCGGGCTAGACAAGGGAGGCTTTGTAGGCGTTGGTTTAGGTACGGCGGGTCCGGCGTTAACCGTGGGTCTATTTTCCGCTTCGGCCTCTTCGGGCGGCCCGTCTTCGGGTTCGTCTTCTAGTTCCTCTTCCTCCGGCTCCGGTTCGTCTTCGGCGTCCACGTTGCCCTGAATGCGCTGCCAGGCGGCTAGTTGCTCGTCAAATGTAACGTTGACGTTACATTTAGCAAATTGCATATAGCGATTTGCAGTCATGCGCGTAAACTTCAAGTTATCCTTGACCCACGGCAGCCACTCACCGTGCTTGCACAGGGCCTTGGCCTTGTTCAAGGCTTCGCCCGCCCGCCGGTAGTGGTCGAGCTTTTCCTGGGCCGAGGACTGGCTCCGCTGGCTGTAGGTAACTTCATCCCGACCGGCTTTTTCACCGGCCGAGTGTTCCTCGTTCGCAACGCGGGCTAATTTACCGAGTGTCGTTTCGACTTCCGGCATGTCATGTCTCCTTGTATTTTTCGCGGTGGTCGAGCCAGTCAATCACCTGACTGATTGCCACCACACACCTTTGAAACGCCAGTGTTCGCTGGGCCACGTTCATACGGAGGATGTAGGCGGGGTGGTCGATATGTACCTGTTCCACGTCACGGGGCACTTCGACCGAGTGACGCCAGCCGGGGCTAAGGTACTCGCGGGCGTGCTTACCGACCTGGACAATGACCTTGGGCTTAACGAGTTCAATAAACTCTTCCAGGCGCGGAGTGCAGGCTTCGATAGACTCCCAGGGCGGCTCGCCGGCCTTACCGCCGTCTTCCTCGCGGGGGATACAGCAAATGAGGTTTGTAAAGGCCACCCGGTAGGTACGGCCGCGAAGGGCACGTTCAACAATTTGGTCCAGAAGCTTACCGGCCGGGCCGACGAAGGGTTGACCGAGGGCGTCCTCGTTTTCGCCCGGAGCCTCCCCCACGAAGAGTATGTCACAGGGGTAGGTTCCACGCGAAAGGACCACGGATTTGCGGGTGTCACAAAGGTAGCAGCCGTGACAGTCCCGCCACCTAGCCTTAAATTTCTGAAACGGAGTCACGGCCGGTTTCCTCGAACGGACTTTGGACGTTCTGGGTAACGAGACGGTCCAAACACTTTTCGCACAAGGCGGTCGAATCGGTACACTGGCCGAGGTTGCCGCCGACGCCTTGCGTCAAGGGGACGTGGCACAGGTCACAGTTACGGTCAAGGGGCACGGGTTCCACGATTTTCTCCTTTGAAAACGGATTCCAAAACTTTTAGTGCTTCGCCGCTGGCAATCATTTCGGACGTGAAGCGTAACACTTTCCAGCCCGACAGGGTAGCTCGGTTGTACTTACGGCAATCGTTCTGGTAGCCCTTGTGCCGCTGGTGCCGTCCGCCGCCCGGAACCGACCGCGTGCCGCCCTCGATTTCCAGCGCAATTCCCCGCTCCACCCAGGCGTAGTCGAACCGCCATTTTCTGGAATCGTCAAAGCGATATTCCTCCACGGGCAGGGGCAGCCCGGCCGCCTTCAGTTGCACGAGTAGAGGCAATTTCACGTCGTTTCCGTCGGCGTTGGGAAGAAGCAATCATGGAGCATGTCGAGGACGGCTTGCTTCTCCGCGTCCGTGGCCCGGTGGTCGTTATAAAACCTCATGTCGCCCACGTTTTTAAAGACGGCCAGGGAGTGACCTATAACCCTTCGGTTCGGGGAGCGGTTTATGAAACCGTCTATCGACATTTGCTCCTTGGTGCCGTCGTCTTTTTCGTAAAGGACGCGGAAATCCAGTATCTTCATGACTCACTCCGGCGGTTCGACCCACTTACCCGCGCCGTTGACCGATAGTATCCAAGGCTTGAACCAGTCGGGCAGGTCGGCGTAGGTGGGAAGTTTCTTACTGAAAACCATTTCAAAACGGGACTGGAGGTATTCCCCGACCCGGCGACAGTCGGCCTCCCCTTCGGTGTCCACCACCTTGAGACCGCTGGGTACGTGGGTCAGGGTCCAGACCTTCGTGCTACCCTTCGTCACCTGGCGGACGGCGAAGAAGCCGAAAACCTTGGCCATGACCACCTTTTCCTCGGTGGGGTTATGGTAGACAACTCGGATACGGCCCTCCTTCCAGACGGCCGGCGCGGGTTTTGCTTTAGTGGTTTTGACCGGCATTACGCCCTCTTCTTTCTCTTCTTGGGTCGCTGGTCGAACAGCCAAACCTCGTGGGCGTGGTGGAGTACCATGACCGTGATTTCGGTCTGTTCGCGGTTAATCTTGATACTGACTTGGTGGCCGAGCCTTGCCGCCGCCAGCCGGATTTGCCCGGCCATCGAGTAGGTGCGGGAATGGAAATCCTTACCGGCCCGCAGGGTGAAAGAGTTCTTACTAAACCACTTTTCCCACGGGTAGCGGGTGCCGTGGGGCACGGGTTTGAGCTTACGGTCTTTGACGGACATAATAATCTCCAAGCGGCGAGGCTTTACTCAGTATGTGAGTATATGAACCCCTAGAGGGGGTTGTCAACGTCCCGGTCGGGGCTTCGGTACTGTGCCACGGTCAGTCCTCCAGTTCCTTGTTCACGATTCTTATCAATCGGTCCACCTTGTTTCGCCAACTACTGAGGGCACGGCCGGGGTTTTTATCGAACTGAACCGCCAGGTCAGTTAAACCGTCTCTGACCTTATCTAACTTGTCGCGGCAGAAGGTTTCTAAGAGGTCCAGTGCGTCCCGCTGCATCTTTAAGGCCGCGTAGTCGGGTACCAGGTCGTAGAGCTTTTGGGCCACGTCCAGAAGCGTTTCCACGTCCACGGGCCAGCCGAGCGCCAAGTTCGTGCGGTAGGTTTCCAGAATGTAAGCGGGGTCCAAACCTTTGGTAATCACAGGGACTTTCCTCCCAGGGGCAAAGCCATAGGGTCGGGCGGGGTGCCCAGTGCCCGCAGCCCGTCCAGTAGGTTGATCTCGGCCGAGTCCTGGTTCTCCCAGGGGCCGGACAGTATCTCGGTCTTCAAATCGTCCGTCACGTCGTCCGTCTTGGCCCGGAGCCGGGCGTACCAGCCGTGGACGGTCTGTTGCACCTCCACGACCTGCCAAGCCGCGTAACCGTTCAAGTGTTCGGTCTTGCCGTGTCTCCACCGGGAGCCGCTGAGACGCTGTGGTAACTTCTTCATATCGTCTCCGTTAAAGGTTGACCGCAGGCCGGGCATTTCGTGAACGGCAGTCCGTTTTCTTTACGGTAGCGGTCACAGTCCCCACAGCCGCAGTCCTCACCCGCGTAAACACTAAAACCGCAGTCGCACCGATAGAAGCTCTCCCGGTCCGTTGGGGTGTCTACGATCACCTCACGCACAAAGGCCATTTTTTCCTCCCTTCTGCCTTGACACCTTGCCGGTTGCCAGACTACACTTACTACACCTTGAAAGGAGTAGGGCGGGGGGTGGTGTGTGTAGTAAGTAGTAGTAGTACGTAGTATTGTATTAGGGGATTTGCTACACACTTTGTCTCAAATTCCCCTTCACGACGCCACCTCCGTACAGTTGGGTTTTAGCCACGCCAGCCAACACTCCTCACAGTAACCCCGGTTGCCTTCGACCCAGACCCACACCGTTTCGTAGAGCCAGGCGTTGCAACAATCACAGTGCAAGTTGTCCCCCAGGTCGAAGACGGTTTTCTGGTACGGCTCAAAGCTCTCCACCATGCCTTTACGGTCGGGGTAACGCTCCAGAAACTCGGCACGGCTCATTTCAATGACCGTCGAGGGTGGGTCGCCGGGATACTCCATGCGATAGGTTTTCATGAACTCACCCCACTTCGCTCCTCAAAAAGCCGGGGCGGGCGAACCCCGGCGGTTTTATTACGACTGGTATTCCGGCAAGTCCGCAATCTTCCGTATCGGCCGGTCGTCAGGCTTGGGCGTCCAGCGCCAGCCGTAGCGGCCCACGGCGAACAGGGGTACGGTGTGTTGTAGTACCAGCCCGCACGGGCATTCCACGTCGGCCGGGCAGCAGTAGCGTTTGCCTTTGGCGTCGGGTGGCCAGGTCCGGTACTCGCCCCGTGCGTGCATCCGTTTGCACTTGGGGCAGGGCATTTCCTGCTTGGCCGATTCCTCTTTACTTAGCACGGTCGGTCTCCTTTAACATTTTCTGGTATTCTGCCTCTAGCCTAGCGCCGAAGGCGTACAGGTTGTCCAAGGTCTGTTCGTCGTGAAGCTCCGGGGCCATATAGCCCATGCGGCCCTCTTCCGTAATCCACACCTTTTCACAGCACCGCTCGATAAGTTCCTCGGCCTCTTCCTCAGTGTTGACCGAGCCGGCCGGCAGGAAACCTTTGGGGCACTTACGACCGTAAGTGACGATAACCGCTCAGTAAATCTTGACCGGGCGAGACGTATTCATTTTGGCCCGGTTCTCCAGTTTCTTACTCATGTCAGACTCCTTTTGGGTTGGGCCGGGTTCTTATCCCGGCAGTTAGTTATGTCAAAGGCGTTTCAATCGGTTCAAACCAGCGGTAGCCACAGCCTTGACAAGTAACAAGGTATTGGTCGGTTGTTACGTTGGCGTGATAGCTGCCACTAGTACATTTAGGGCAAGTGTCTTGGGGGACCGGATAACTGTCCGGGTTATCGGCCGGTTTGCGCTCGTCAACCAGAATCGCGGTGTCTTCTTCTTCCAGGTCGTGCCGGTAGGCGTCCAGTTCCGCGAACAGGTGGTCCAGGTTCACGCACAGTACGTCCCCTTCGTAAGAGACGAAGCGGCACATGGCCTGTAGCTTCTTCTCGGCGGTACGATCGCCCCGGCCGATAAGGTCTAGAAGCGACAGGGCTTCGGACAGTGTATCCTTGGCTTCCTTCAGGCACTTTGTAACTTCGGCGTTCATGACTTCACCTTCGGCTTAATGGGCGACAGGGACTCGTGCGAGACGCAATACAGTTCACCGAGGGGATAGCCGTCCTCGGAGGCTTCCACGTAGATATGCAGGTCGTCTCCGTCCACGTCGATTTTAACCCCGGCCTTTATCCCCAGGACGTTACGAATCTGCCGGTGAGTGGGGAAAGCCGACTGGAACTCGAATTCCGTGCCGGCGTTATATGTTTTTACGGCGCAGATAATCGGGTACTCGCGGTGCTGTACGTAGCTGTCGTTGACGTGATAGCCGTCTTCGTGGTTGCCCCACACGTCGTAGGTCCGCACTTCCCACAGGGTCAAAATCCGCTTCTTACCGCTCATAACGGGTTCCTTTCTGCCTCTCCTCTGCTCCGTTATTATACTCACTACGTCACTCAGCGGCCACGGGTTCGCCGGTTTTTCTTGTCTTCCACCTCTACCGGCTGAAATTCCAGGGCGGGCCACTCCTCCCTGCGGTCAAGTCCCAAATTGGCGCGAAAGTTGTCGTTGGCTTCCGCCACGGACTGGGCCAAGGTCTCCGTATTCTGAGAGAGGGTGGCCAGTGCCTTGAAGAATCGTCCGAACATGCCTTGCTCCTTTGAAACGGGCGACGGTTGTGTAATTACTCTTCCACCCATATTTTGTGCGGCCCGGTGGCGCGGGCGTCGTTGCCCTGGGACTTCAAAAAATCACGCACCTCAACCGCCTCTTTCTCGGTCTTGTAGACTCCGTAGACGTGCCACTTACGGCCGTCGTAGGTATCAACCGACCAGCGGTCAACGAGGACTTGGTTATTCACGACCCACTCCTTTTGGGCGACGGTTTGGTTAGCTCACCTTGACCACAGCCTCGGACTGCTCCTGATACAGCCGCTCAAACTCCGCACGGCTGACGCGATATTTCTTGCCGGACAGGTCGCCTCCCAGGGCGTTTAAGTGTTTGCCGGTGGTCGGACCCCAGCAGTTCTCGCTCACGACGCGGCTATTATCGCCTATCTGGAAGGCAATAAGCGTGTTGTAGGAAAACCACAAGGTACGGTCTTCCAGGTCCACGCGGACGGCGTTGGGGCGGTTGTTGCAGTAAAACTCGACGCGGGGCATGAACATAGTTGTCTCCTTAGCTGCCGAAGGTGTAACCCTCGGTCTGTAGTTGGTCGATGAAAAGTTGCGCCGGTCTGTGGTCCAGGGCGAAGCTGTTGCCGAGCCTCTGCCACGGCTCCAGGCCCACCGTATCCGAGAGGGCTTTCGCCCCCTCGGTCTGGGGCGTGAAGTAAACCACGGTGCCGTAGTCGGTCACGCGAAAATCGCTCATTGGTCCCTCCGGTAGTACGGGCAGTCGTCAAGGTCGTCTCGGCAGTCCCCGCCCATTTGGGCCAGGACGTAGAAGAGAACGACGCTGGTAAGAAACGTGGTGAACATGGCTTCTCCTAGAATGCCTCTCCTCTGTTCCGCGCTGATTTTAGCTCTTGGCGAAGCGGGCACAGAGCTTGTGGTGCGTCACCGCCCAGGCGGTTTTAAAGGACGCGGCCAACAGGCCCATGTACAGCCCGGTCAGAAAGCTCCCCGTCTCAAAGGTGAACAGGGTAACGGTGATCGCGTACATGCCCAGAAACATCGTCAAATGCTTCAGCACTTCTTCGTCTCCTTACAGGTCCGGTTGTCGTTTTGACTGAGATAGTTAATGCATTACTCGTGCCAAAGCGTATCTTCGCTCTAGAGGGGAGATAGGCACTGTACGGCCGGTCAGGGTGTAGCGTCTTGCAACTTGCGCTGGTTCATTCTGCCACACCTGCCAACCTGACAGGGAAGCCGGTCGCCTGCCAAAACTGGCGCGGCTTTTCGGACAAAATCCGCGAACCGGACCTTGCCCTGGTTCGTACAGTGAGTATACTACTTGTGGAGTCAACGAATCGCCCCGAACGAAAAGGAGCAAGTCATGGGTTATCAACTTCCACCGATGAACGAACTGATCGACACGATCCGCCAGGAATCCGAAAAGGCTTTGAAGAAGAAGGTCGAACAGGTCGAGAACACCTACCTGGCCATTCAGCTTTTGGCCGGCGAAGGCGTCTACGTCCAACCCGTCGTTACGGCCTTCGGCTATACGTACGAGATGGAAGTCACGGCCAAGGAACTGGCCGGCGTCCGCCGTGCCCTGGGTCGCTTGAATATTTGGTCGAGAGACCCGGTGGAGAAGAAGCGCAATAAACTGTGGGTGAAGCTCTCGCCCGTGGACCGGAAGTTCAGCCACCTGAACTTCAAGTACATGGCCAAGGTCAAGGCGGGCGGGCGGTGCAAGATCAAAACCGTCCGCAAGACCTACCGCACCCTCGTTTGCGAATAATCCTTGACGGGGCGGGCGAGCCGGGTTATAGAAAAACCGGACTCGCCCCTAACCCGTACCGAGGACTAGAGGGTATGTGCTACCGCTGCCAGGTGTGTAACGTGGTAGTGCCCCACGGGAGGGCACGCCGGACCTTCGCCGTCTACAAAAAGGTGTCGGCCTTTCGGAACCTCTGGAAGCCGTGGGCTGGACAGTACACCGAACACTTTGAAAGGGGGCAAATCGAGAGGGAGTATGCCGTCTGCGACGGCTGCCTGGAGGATTTACGGGCCGGCGTGTCCGTTCGGGACATGCTACTAAGGCACAAGGACAAGCCCGGCCGGGTGCCGGCGCGGTTTTTACCGCGTCTTTTCCGTGCCCCCCGGCCGTCCTGTCTCGTGGATTTTCCCGAACCGGCCTGGGTCGGCACGGGAACGTGAATCGAGTTTCGTACGTTTTTTGAACCGCTACTAAGGAGCAAGATCATGCCGGTGAAAACGAAGAAGAAAGCCCAGAAGCAAGGTCAGAACGGCCAGAAGGCCGGGCAGAAGGCCCAGAGAAAGGCTCAGAAGATCGCTCAGGAAATGGCCAACCGTCCGCAGAAGTTCAACAAGTTCCAGGTGCGTGAGTGGCGCGGCGAAAAGGCCATGACCGCCGACGACGCCAAGGAGCTTTTGGGCTGGGAGGAAGTGGAAGACAAGGGCGAATTCCACTTCCTCGACATGCAGGGAAAGAAAATCTACTGCCGCTATAACTGCCGCAACCGTCCGTTTTCCAGGGAGTGGGCTTTGTCCCTGGGCCAAGACGTTCTCAACCGCCACTGGCGCTTTAACGGCGAGCACGTCATTCTGGGCACGTCGGGGGACGTTCTGTCGGGCCAGCACCGATTGGTCGGACTGGTGTTCGCGGAGCAAATCCGCACGGGCCGCCAAGCCGAACACTGGGAAAAGCTCTGGGCCGGGCCGGTCAGTATCGAATGCACCGTCGCCGAAGGCGTGCCCGAAGACCTGGAGACCTTGCGGACCCTCGACAACGTTCGGCCGCGTAAGCTGTCGGACATTCTCCACGGCAGCCCGGAATTTCTGGGTTACGACCAGAAACAGCGCGGAGTTATCACGAAGATTCTGGAGCGTGCCATCAAGTTTCTGTGGAAGCGGACGGGTATGCACAAGAACATGTTCCACGGTCACCAGACGCACTCGGAGTCTCTGTCCTTCATGGGCCGGCACCCACACCTTCTGAAAGCCGTGCAGCATGTCTTTGAGGAAGACGGCACGGGCAAGGACGGCGGGCGTATCGGCGGCCCCGGCCGTTGGGTGGGTTTGGGCGTGGCGGCCGGACTCTGCTACCTCATGGGGTGTAGTTCGTCCGACGGTTCGGCCTACCGTAACCCGAAGGCCGACAAGGAAACCGGCCTGTCGGAACGGTCGGAACGCGGCCTAAACTGGGACAACTGGGAAAAGGCCAAGGAGTTCTGGACCATTCTGGCCGGCGCAGACTTCAAGGAAGACCGATTCGTTAAGCCGCTGCGGACGGTGCAAAAGCCGGTGGACTCGCCCGACAGCGAGGACGGCAAGGCTTTGGCCAACGTCTGGACGGACTCGGCCAGTACCGAGGCGGACAAGGTTGCCCACCTCTGTAACGCCTGGAAGGTGTTCTTGGGAGGAGAGAAGAACCCGACCAAGGGAGACTTCAAGCTCGAATACCGCGCCAAGTCTAACGGAGGTTTCGTCCTGGCCGAAGACGTTACGGCCGGCGGTATTGACCAGGGGTCGGAATCGGGCGACATGGAGGTAAGTGACGAAGAGGAGGAAATCGGCACGGAGGAAGTCAAGGCCGACGTGAGCCAAGAGGACGTGGAAGCCGAGGCTCAGAAGATCAAGGCCGAGAACGACGCGGCGGCGGGAGCCTACCGCTCGCCGAACCTCGACTAAGCACCCGTCCACTAGCTGTACAACCGCTCCGGGAGGGCCGGCGCAAAAATGCCGGCCCTTCTCTTTTTTTCTTGACGCCGAGTAGTATACTCACTATAATTATCTTTAGACAGAGAGGGGCGAACCTTAAAGGAGCAAGTCATGTCTACTTGGTGTGTACTGGAAAACGAAGGTTGCGGGAACAACTCGGCCGGCGAAGTTTGCGAGGACTGCGGCGGACACGTTCCCTTCACTTGCAATATCTGTGGCAAGCCCCTGTACTCGCTCAGGGAGGGCGTTCACGAGGGCTGTGGGGAGAAGGCCATGCCGAAGAAGACCGGGACCGTCAAGGCGAAGACCACGGGTCTTCTGGCCGGACTGCAAAACGTAATGCCTATGGCCAACAGCTTCGTTGACCATTTGGCCGCAAACCTGGCCCCGCATCTTATGGTCATGGCCCGCGCTGGTTCGGGTAAGACCACGACGCTCGTTGAAGGTCTTAAGGCCGTCAAGGGCCAGCCGTCGAAGTTCACGCCCAGCAAGCAACAGAAGGCGATTTGGGAGGCCATGTGCGAGGGCAGGAAGCCACGTACCATTTGCTTCGTCGCCTTTAACAAAAGTATCGCTACGGAGCTTCAGGCCCGCGTTCCCCAGGGCTGTGACGCCATGACCATGCACAGTATGGGTTTCAAGGCCGTCATGAAAGCTTATGGCCGGCTTGAGCCGAATCAGTGGGTCGTGTGGGACTTGGTACAGGAGCTTCTAAACGTAACTGCGGAGGAGCTTCGCAAACGCTATAGTCCCGTGGTTCAGGCCACGAACGAGTTGGTCCGGCTTCTCAAGGTCAACCTCTTGGAACCGACCGAGGATAACATTGACTACGTGGCCGATTACTTTGAAGTCGAGATGAACGGTGGCCGCGAGAAGGTCATGGAGCTTGTCCCCCAGGTTATGAGCCGTATGGCGGACCCCCGCCGTCAGGGTAAGATCACCTTTGACGACATGATTTGGCTGCCGGTCAAGAACAACCTCGGTATGCCAAAGTACGACCTGTTGCTCGTTGACGAAGCACAGGACTTGTCGCCCTGCCAACAGGCTTTGGCCATGAAAGCGGGCGACCGCCTTATCATGGTCGGCGACGACCGCCAGGCCATTTACGGCTTCGCCGGCGCGGACAGTAAGAGCATGGCTAACATGAAGACCAAGCTCGAAAAAACTGCTCGTGGTTGCAAGGAACTGCCCCTGACCTTTACCCGTCGCTGTGGCAAGGCGATTGTCAGTGCGGCCAACCAGTACGTGGAAGACTTCGGGGCTTTCGAGACGAACCCGGAAGGGCTGATTTATGAAGCGTTGTTCTCGGTCGTGAAGCGTGACGGGGCGGAAGTCGAGGTTCCCTGGGAGCAGAGCTACTGCTCCAAGGTCAAGCCGGGCGACTTTATCCTCTGCCGCGTCAACGCCCCCCTGGTCCGCGAGTGCTTCCGATTCCTCCGTCGCCGGATCAAGGCTACGATCCAGGGTCGCGACATTGGGCAAGGACTCGTGAAGCTCGTGGAGAAGTTGTGTAAGCCCGTGAAGCCTTGCGACCGTTTGGCGAGCCTTTTGGTCGAAGACTTGGCCGAGTGGCTGGAGACCGAACAGGAAAAGGAGCGTAAGAAAAAGTACCCCAACGAGAACAAGCTCATCGCTCTACAGGATAAGCATGATTGTCTCGTCTGCTTCGCCAGCGAGGGCGATAAGAGTAAGACGGCCCAGGACGTGATTTCCGAAATCGAATCGCTCTTTACCGACGACGCCACGGGTAAGGCCGTTCGCTTTAGCTCGATTCATAAGGCCAAGGGGCTGGAAGCCGAGCGCGTGTTCTTCCTGCGACCCTTTAACGGTCCCTGCCCGCACCCGATGGCCAAGGCCGAGTGGGAACTGGAACAGGAGCAGAACCTATGCTACGTGGCCATTACCCGTGCCATTCACGAACTGGTGTTTGTGTACTGAGAGTCAAAGGGCAGAAAGCCCCGCCCCCTAAAAAGGGTGGGGCTGTCGCCCTGGCCCTCGGTGAGCCGGAAGACAACCGAGCCGTCGTCGGCCAACTTCTGGCTGCCATTTTGACGCCCGGACAGGATACTGTAAGCCTGTTAACTGTACAAGTGCTATAGCCCGTAAATCGCACCAGACACACCAAGAACGAGACCGGCTCACCAAGGACAGGTGGGCCGGTTTTGTTTTAGGGAACGGTCCTGAGCGAATCTGGAGCGATTTTGCACATACCCCCTGCCCCGCTGCCGGTGGCCGGGCATTTATGCGGACAGACGGAGGAGCAGAGCCGTCAGCCGGGGGGCATGTGTTCAGTAGTGTACGAAGGTTTCGGTAGCTTCTCCGGGAGGTACTTCCGTTCCGGGGGGCAGGCTTGCCGCTGGCGGAAGTAGCTGAGGAGACGTTGTTGACGATAGGCTGCTTCTTCGGGTCGCTCACCACCGAGGTAGGGGGATACCCGACCACACCAGTTAAGACCGGACTCCCCCAGGTGAAGCACTTCAAAATTGGGTCGGAGCTTACGCTCTTTGGGCCACTTGTTCTGAAACGAGGAATCCGCGCCGCCCGCGTGTCGCCAGTTCGTTTCGTGCCAGGGCGGTTTACCCAGGTGCGGGTCTTGTGCGTGGAAGATTTGGCTATAGCCCGACCACTCCAGTTGGTAGCGGTGGTAGGGGTAGCGGGACCAGTCTTCTTCGGGGGGCAGGTTCGGCCCGTGGACGTTTTCGAGCATTCGGCGTTTGGGAGTGTAGAGAAACCCACACACCTTGTCGGAGGCGTATGTACCCAGGAGGGCACCGTGGGGCCATAAAATGTCGGCGTCCATGATCGTGAGCCAACCCTCCCGGCCCATGCAATCGAGTCCGTGTTCCAGGGCGGCCCACTTGTTAAATTCCGCGCCCTGGTCGTAGAACAGGTCCGTTACCACCGTTCGCACGGGAAGCTTGAGCGAGCGGAAGTGTTCGCAGAGGGCTTGCGTCTTTTCGTCTCTGGGACTCGTCACCACCCAGATTTCCTTAAAGTGGTGTTGGTTGTAGGGCAGAGTCAGGGCGAGGAAGTCGTGAAAGTCCACGCACACTAGGATTGCTCGCATGACTGTTTCATTCCCCCATTTTTCACGTAGTCAATGACCCTCGGTACGTGGCCGCGTAGCTGCCATGACTCCTCTACCAGTTCCAGCGGTCTTCGTCTCTTGGAGCGGTAGACGGCTTCGTGCGTCCGGCTCGCCTGTTCGGGACGTTCCGACTGGCTGAGTTGGCCGAAGCCTCGGAGGGGTACACCGCACTCGTGACAGTGCTTTCGTACTTGGTCCGAAAAAGAGGACATTGGTAGCTGCCACCACCTTACGTACAAGTTAGGATTATTCGCCTCTTTACAAGATATGTGGCTGGGTAGGTAGTAATGGGTTGGGTCTAGGCCCGTGTCGGGATAGTCGGGTTCGTCCTGGTGGAGCATGGCCTGTGCCCCGGCAATCTCACAAAACCACGCCCGAAGCTCGCCCCGGAACACGCCAATCATGGCCGACCAGTGCTGGTTAATGTCACAGTTGGAGATAAGCTCCCACCGCTTTCCTTCGTCGGCGATTACGTCTTTCATGGCGACAAAGGGCGGACTGTGGCGGCTGTCAGATTGGAGGCCGAAGGGGTTGGACGTGGGCCAGTCGCGTTTAAACTCGTTGTAGGCGGCTTGGTCCATGTGGACGTTGAGGTTCGAGTAGCGCGGGTTAAAGGTTTGGGCCATGACCTTTCCGTGGCCTCTGGGGTGGTTGGACCATAGGCCCCGTTGCTCGAATGGGACGTACTTACGGAGGATTTTGCAAAGCTCCGGGAACTGGGGGTGCATGGTAGGGTTGCCCCCGAACATGCCGACGACGCCCCAGTAGCCCTTGAGGGAAATGAGGGCTTGTTCGTATTGCTCCGGCGTTATGAAGCCGGGCTTGCCGGCCAAGTTACTGCCCTGGGTACAGCCCCAGCAAGACTTGTCACAGGCACGGGTCACCCAGACCTGGATAACGCCGTCGCGGAACTTACCCGGCCTCTTGTCGCCGGGAGCCTTCATACGGGACAGACATTCCTGTTCGTTCACGACTTTGCTCCTATGGTTTCTCGATATAGAACGACCACGGCTCGGCCTTCGTCTCCGGTACGAGGTATACGTCCGAGCCGGTGCCCATTGTAAAGTCGTGGACGGCCATTTGTATATCTTTGCCCCAGCCGCCACCGGGTTCCCCCGGACAGATAAAGTCGTGTCCGGCAATGATGCCGCCGGACTTCACCTTGGGCCACCAGAGCAGTAGGTCGTGGCGAACCATGTCGCGGCGGTGGTCGCCGTCCAGATACACGAAGTCGAGCGAGTTGTTAAGAAATGTCGGAGCGGCTTCGTGGGAGCATTTCCTGACGAACGTGTAGCGGGGGGCGAGCCAGGACAGTTTATCCTTGGCGTGGCGGTAATCCTTGTCGCGGTCGCCGTCGGTCTTCCAGAGGCGTTTCAGGTCGTCGGCCTGTCCCTCGTAACCGGGCGGCGTGGTGTAAGGGTCCACACAGTAAAGTAGCCTACCGTTCCACCGGACCAGGAAGGCGTGTGTGAAGTGTGCTCGGTGCGTACCGATTTCCACGGCCGATCCGTTTAGTCCGCGCCGGGATAGAAACGGCCCAAAGTTCTCTCGATCCCTGAAGTCGGCCAGTAGCAGTGTCACGGATAGTTGCTCCTCAGTTCTTCAATATCGTGGGCCAGTCTAGCCCCCACGTCCTGCCAGTTGTAATAACGCTTGGCCGCCAAAGATAAAAGGTACTGCTTTTCGTGATTATAGCTACGGTAAAGGTAGGACAGGAGGTCCGATAGTTCCTCGCTGGGGGTGTCCGGGTGGATTCGAACCAAGTTGGCGTCGATACCGGGTAGTACGTCGTCGGCAGGCAGGTCGGTGACGACGACACAGCCACAGGCCGTGGCCTCGATAATCTTTCGGAGGGCGTAACCGTAAACCGAGGACGTGCAAATGGCAACCTTGTAGTAGTTTAAGGTTTGCAGGTACGTCGCCGTTTGGCAGCCTTGGCGGTGATAGCCGGGGTGGGGTAGTACCGTGACCTGGGGTAAGTGGCCTTTGTAGGTGTCGTTTACAAGCCGACAGCGTAGGGGGTAATGGGTACGACTGACCGCGCCGGATAGTATTGCCCCCTTGCGGTCCTTGTAGTTAAAGGGCGGCACGAGCCTTTGGTCCAGGCTGTGGTAGGTACGGACAAGGTGTTTGGGCCGGACGTAGGGGGCGAAGTGGGAGACCAGTTGCGGGTGGTAGTAGATTATCCAGCCGTGGCAGCCAATTTCTTCGGCCGATTGGCGGTGGTAGTGGGGTCTCTGGTGTGCGTCTTTTAGTACCGTGAGCCTGAAGATTTCGGGACGGTCTTTGAGACACTCGATACCGTAAAAGCGTGCCCTCTGGTCGCGGAAGTCGCCGGCCCTCACGTCCCACTCTCGTTTATCCTGTACCACCACCACGCCGGGGTTCATTCGGCGCAAAATTTCCGGCACGTCGGTAAGGTTCGGGTGTAGCCCGTGGCCCACGAGGTTATAAAAAGATAGCTGTAGCCCCAGACAAATCTGCCAGCCTTCGTCGGTCATGTGGTCCTGCATACTCTTGACGGCCAGGACGATTCGGCCCTTCTCTTCCGTCTTGGGCCGGGCGTAGTCGGGTGCCGGTAGCTCCGGCAGGTGTTCGGCCGGGCCGGTACTACGGATAATGTCGGCTATGGTCCGGGGCTTTAGGCTCAGTTCGTTCACGAGAGAATTTGCTCCAGATAGTCGCGGGCGAGTCCGGGCGGCATACGGCGTCTGACCGTCTGGGCCGCCCAGAGGGAGAGCCGGTCGAGCTTTTCCTTACGCTCCTTACAGTGGCAGGGTTTACCGAGCCAGCCGGACACTTTTTCCTCGGTCAGTCCCACTTGGCTAAGGGCCGTCTCCAGTAGCGTTCCCAGTTTCATCAGCCGTAGTTGAGAACGCTTTCGGTAACGAGCAAGGCACCCTTGCCGATTTGGTCTTCGTAACCGAGGTCGGTGCGCCAACAGTCCCAGGTGCCTTCCTGTTCGGGGACCAAGGACATGGCACTCGTGACCGTGACCTGGAGGACGCCGTTTAACTGGTCCGTTATGACGATGCCGACGACGCTACCCTGGGTCGATACCTGAAAGAGAATATTGCCGTACAGGTCGCGGGCGGTGAAGGTGTAGTTGTTGCCCGTAATGTTTGTGGGCGTCACGTAGGCCAGTTGCCAGACGCGGGTTTGGCCGCGTGGAATCTTCAGGGTCGTTTCAATCACGGGGCACCCCACGGGAACTTGGACCACGCGGCTACTGGAAACGAGTAGGGAGACGAGACGGCTACTAGATACCGGCACCTTTACCACGCAAACGGGGTTGACGAAGGCGGACCCGTAGCCCTGGGTAATGATCCGGCCGCCGTAACCCGCTGTGATAATCGACATGGATTAGGTGCGCTGGGTGGAGTTAACGCCGTTGTCGAGGGTGAAGCTGTGGACCACGGTAACGCCGTCGGGGGCGTAGAGGCTCAGATTGTTGCCGACGATTTTCCACGGCCCAAACCCCTGGGCACGGGCGGCGTTTAAGCAGTCGGCGATACTGTTGGCCGTATTACCTGTGGTCGGTATGGCGTCGGTCGTATTAATGTGGACCACGGTGCCGGCCTGCATGGGCGTTCCTACGGCACTGAGGATTGCGTTCGTGGCACTTATGACCAGGGTTTCGTCGGCAATGTTGTTGACGGGCAGCTTGCCGGCGATAAGGGCAATGTCGGCGTTGTCGGGGGCGACGTAGGAAGTTGAAGCCAGTC